GTATAAAGGGCGTATTGAATCTTTAATACAGCGTATAACTGGTTTTGCTGACATGATACAGCTTACACATTTAAAGCTACAACAAGTATTATCACGTATGGTTCCAGATGGTGTTTATCTTGACGCTGATGGTCTTGCTGAAATAGATTTAGGTAATGGAACAAACTATAGTCCGCAAGAAGCTTTAAATATGTTTTTTCAAACAGGTTCTGTTATTGGTAGATCGTTTACAAGCGAAGGTGATATGAATCCTGGTAAAGTACCTATACAAGAAATAACAAGCGGTAGCGGTGGTAATAAAATGCAGGCGTTAATAGGCAATTACAATTATTATTTACAAATGATAAGAGATGTAACTGGTCTTAACGAAGCTAGAGATGGTAGTACGCCAGATAAAAATGCTTTAGTTGGTATACAAAAAATGGCAGCAGCAAATAGTAATACAGCCACAAGACACATACTACAAGCAGGTTTATTTTTAACACAAGAAGTTGCAGAGTGTCTGTCACTTAGAATATCAGATATTATAGAGTACTCGCCAACAAGAGATGCGTTTATACAAGCTATAGGTACTCATAATGTTGCGACTTTAGAAGAAATGCAAAACTTGCATTTATATGACTTTGGTATATTTATAGAACTAATGCCTGATGAAGAAGAAAAGGCAATGCTTGAAAACAATATACAAATGGCATTACAACAACAAATAATAGAACTTGCAGATGCAATTGATCTTAGAGAAATTAAAAGTGTAAAATTAGCAAATCAATTATTAAAATTAAGAAGAGAAAAAAAGTTGCAAAAAGATCAAATGATGCAACAGCAAAATATGCAGATGCAAGCACAGACCAACATGCAAACACAACAAGCTGCTGCTGAATTAGAAGTTCAAAAAGAAATGGCTAAAGCACAAGCAGAAGCGCAACTTGAACAAATGAAAGCACAATTAGAAGCTCAAAAACAAGCTCAAGAAGTTGAGTTTAAAAAACAACTAATGGAGCTAGAGTTTCAAATGAATATGCAATTAAAAAGCATGGAAGTTGAAGGTCAAAAGTCAAAAGAAAAAGAAAAAGAAGATCGTAAAGACGAAAGAACTAGAATACAAGCTACACAACAAAGTGAGCTTATTGATCAAAGAAATAATAAAAAACAACCTAAAAACTTTGAGTCCGCAGGTAATGATATATTAGGAGGTGGATTTGATTTAGGCGTCTTTGATCCTAGATAACAATTATTAATTATTATTATATTATATTATGGAAGAAAACGTAGAAAATGTAGTTGAAGAAACTACACAAGCAACTGAACAACCAGTTGAAGAAACTAAAAAACCAAATGTTAATGAAGACGGCGATTACGTTGTTGATTTAAGTAAACCAAAAACAGATGAAGTTAAAGAAGATAACGCTGACGACAGCAGAGTGGTTGAGCTCGTTGAAGATGCCGACACCACAGAAAAACAAGAAGAAGTACAACCGGAAGAACAAGCACAAGAAACTCCAGTATTAGAAGAAATTACTGAAGAAGAGGTTCAAGAGCAAACAGAAGAATTAGCTGAAGAGGTCGAAGAAGCTATAGAACAAGCTCAAGAAACCGGGCAAGCAATACCTGAGAATTTACAAAAAGTTGTAGATTTTATGGAAGAAACTGGTGGTACATTAGAAGACTACGTACGTCTTAACCAAGATTATTCTAGTTATGACGATATGACAGTATTAAGAGAGTATTATAAACAAACTAAAAAACATCTAACTGATGATGAAGTGACTTTTTTAATTGAAGATTCATTTTCTTACGACGAAGAAGAGGACGATGCAAGAGAAATAAGAAAAAAACAAATAGCGTTAAAAGAGCAAGTTGCCAACGCTAAAAGCCACTTAGACGGGCAAAAGTCTAAATACTATGAAGAAGTTAAAGCTGGTTCTAGGTTAACTACCGAACAACAAAAAGCTGTAAACTTTTTTAATAGATACAACAAAGAAAGCGAAGAGAATAAAAAAATAGCGGACAAACAAACTAATACTTTTAAATTAAAAACTCAACAAGTTTTTAACGATAAATTCAAAGGTTTTGAATATAACGTCGGTGATAAAAAATATCGGTTTAACGTGAATAATGCTGGTGAGGTAAAAGAAACACAAAGCGACATTAATAATTTTGTCAAGAAGTTCTTGAATGAAAACAATGAAATGTCAGATGCTAAAGGTTATCATAAGTCTCTATATACAGCCATGAATCCCGACGCTATTGCTAAGCATTTTTATGAACAAGGTAAAGCTGATGCTATAAAAGAAAGTGTTGCTAAGGCAAAAAATATAAATATGGACCCAAGGCAAGCATTTTCAAACGATAACACTAGTGGACCAAAAGTAAGAATACTTAACGATGATACCTCTCCTACTTTTAAGTTTAAAATTAAAAATAAATAAATAACTAATTTAAAATTACAAAATTATGAGTATTACTGCTGGAGGTAATTTGAATAGCACGCCTGCTACTACAAAGCAAACGTTTGCTACAAATTACCTAGATTTCACGGGAACTGCAAACTCGTGGGGACAACAATACCTGCCAGACTTAATGGAAAAAGAAGCTGAGGTTTTCGGACCTAGAACAATTTCTGGTTTCCTATCACAAGTTGGTGCAGAAGAGGCTATGACGTCTGATCAAGTCGTATGGTCTGAACAATCAAGACTACATTTATCATATACTGGTAACATGTCTTCTCAAAACGTTTTTACAATTACTAAAAACATAGACGGCGTAGCAATATCAGGACAAACGCACGGTGTTAGAATTAACGATACTGTTATAATAGCAAATGCTAACGGTGTATTTAAAGCTATCGTTGTTGCTATTTCTGGTGCTGCTTGTACAGTTCGAGGTTACAACTCTGGAGCAATAGCTGCACTTACAACTGCTAATGCATCTACATTATTAGTTTATGGTTCTGAATATGGAAAAGGTACTGCTTACTATACTAGTACTGGTGCTACTCCATCTAGTGTAACTACAGAAAGACACCAAGCTAACGAGCCACAGTTTGAAACTTTTACTAACAAGCCAATTATTATGAAAGACTTCTACGAAGTATCAGGATCTGATGCATCTAGAATTGGTTGGGTTGAAGTATCTGCTGAAAACGGGCAATCAGGTTACTTATGGTATCTAAAAGCTGAAGCTGATACAAGAGCTAGATTTACTGACTACATTGAAATGGCAATGCTAGAAAGTGAAGTTGGATCTGACAACGATCACAATATTGGTGCTCCTGGTCAAACAGGTGTTGCTAACGATGTTGACGATTATTTACGTGATGACGCTGATGTTGTAGGTACTGAAGGTTTATTTGCTGCTGTTGAAGATAGAGGTAATGTAACTACAGGTGTAACTGGTGTTAACGCTGCTACTGACTTAGCTGAGTTTGATGCAATACTTGCTGAATTTGATAAGCAAGGTGCTATTGAAGAGTACATGATGTTTGTTAACAGATCAACTAGCTTAGCTATTGATGATATGTTAGCTTCTATGAACTCTTACGGAGCTGGTGGTACATCTTACGGTGTATTTAACAACTCTGAAGATATGGCGTTAAATTTAGGTTTTACTGGTTTTAGAAGAGGTTCTTATGACTTCTATAAGTCTGATTTCAGATACTTAAATGACAAAGCTACAAGAGGTGGTATTAACAGTGCTGCTGGTGCTAACGCACTTAGAGGGGTTATGATTCCTGCTGGTACATCTTCAGTTTATGATCAAACTGTTGGACAAAGCATGAAAAGACCTTTCTTACACGTAAGGTATAGAGCTTCACAAACTGATGACAGAAGATTAAAAACTTGGGTTACTGGTTCTGTTGGTGCTGCTACATCTGCTTTAGATGCAATGCATTTACACTTCTTAACTGAGAGATGTTTAATCACTCAAGGTGCTAACAACTTTATGTTAATGAAGTAAACACTATTTTAAAAGAGTCGAGGCTTAGGCCTCGGCCCTTTTATTTTTTATTAATTTTATTATATATTATATTATGGCAAAAAAACAAAAAACACAAGAGGTAGAGGTGCCTGTTGTTGAAACACCAGTTGTTGCAACACCAAAACCTAAAAAAGTTGAACCTGCAAAACCAAAGTGGGAAATAAAAGACAGGGTTTATAACTTAACATCAAGGAGTAAACCTATATCTTACATGTTAAGAAGTTCTAACGTATATTGGTTTGATGAAGAAAAAGGTTACGAAAGAGAACTAAAATATTGTGAAAATCAAAGAACACCATTTGTTGATGAAATGCAAGGAGATCAAAGATTAGCTCACATTATATTTAGAAACGGAAGTTTATATGTAGAAAAAGAAAAAACAACTTTACAAAAACTTTTATCTTTGTACCACCCTCACAGAGACAATATATATACAGAGTACAAACCTGCTGAAGAAGCTGCAGAGCAAATAGAAATTTTAGAATTAGAAGCTGATGCAATAGTTATAGCTAGAGATATGGATATTGAAATGGGAGAAGCTATATTACGTGTAGAAAAAGGATCTGAAGTGTCTAAGATGAGTTCTAAAGAACTTAAAAGAGATTTACTAGTATTTGCTAGGAATAATCCTGCTTTGTTCTTAGAATTAGCCGCTGATGATAATGTTCAACTTAGAAACTTTGGTATTAAAGCTGTAGAGCTTGGTATTATCAAGTTATCGCAAGATCAAAGAAACTTTTTATGGGGATCAAATGATAGACCTATAATGACAGTTCCATTTGATGAGCATCCATACACAGCTTTAGCGCATTGGTTTAAAACTGATGAAGGTATGGAAATATATTCAAATATAGAAAAAAGATTAAATTAATCAAACTGTAGAAGCGGTCGCTCTACGGGGCGATCGCAAACTACAATAAAGAAATATGGTAAAAATAGACAACGTGTATCAAAAAGTGTTAGCAATAGTTAACAAAGAGCAAAGAGGTTATATAACTCCACAAGAGTTTAATTTATTTGCTGATCATGCTCAGATGGATATATTTGAGCAATATTTTTATGATACAAATCAATTTGGTAGAGTTCCTGGTAATGACACTGATTATTCTGATATGCTAAACTTGCTTGAAGAAAAAAAGTCTCTTTTTCAAAAAATAACACAGTTAACTACATTTGTAAATCCTTATTATAAAAAACCTGAAGACTTATATAGAATTGGCTCTATACAAACAATATACGGTGAAGTAGAGCAAGTTACACAAAAAGAATATTTAAATATTGAATTGTCTAGGTTAGCAAAACCAACTATAAAAAGAGGTGTTTATACTGATTCTTTAGAAGGTTTTAGAGTTTATCCTAATATAAGAAGAAAACTATATTTACATTATACCAAAAGACCTGTAACTCCAAATTGGGGTTATGTTATTGTTGGTGATCACGCTCTTTATGAGCCTAGCACTTCAACAAACTTTGAGTTGCATCCTTCAGAAGAAAATAATTTAGTTATAAAAATATTAGCTTTAGCTGGTATAACTATCAAAGATCCTTTTATTTACCAAATGGCAACCGCAGAAGATAATAAAAATATTCAACAAGAAAAAGCATAACATATGGGATTACTAGACGGAGTTTCACAAAATAACCCACCATTAGGTGGAGCTGGTCAACTTATTGATTTAGGTTTAGACTCAAAAATATATTACGAAGGTGAAGATGGTGTTCAACAAACTGGCACAGCTGATTATGGTAATTACCAATTTGTATCTCTTGAAGATATTATAAATTCATTTTTAGTTGCTTATGTTGGTGAAGACAAGTTAATAAGTAAAATAAAAAGAACAGATGTAGCGTTTCATGCGCAAAGATCATTAGCAGAATTAAGTTTTGATACTTTAAAATCTACAAAATCTTATGAGCTTGAAGTACCGCCTTCACTTGTTTTACCGTTACCACAAGATTATATTCATTATACTGCAATATCTTTTGTTGACGAGTCTGGTATTAAAAGAAGATTACAGCCTTTATCAAAAACATCAAATCCAATAGCATATCAACAAAATGCAGATGGTACTTTAAAATTTGAAACTAATACTTGGAAAAACAATATAGTAGGGCATCCTTTAAAAGATAAATATGTAGAGTATGGTATAACAAGATCATATGACTCTTTTGGTAATCAACTTAGTTTTAATAATAATTTTGTATCTAAAACTCCACTTCGCCAATATCCTGTAGAAACTAGAGTAAATGTTACAGGAGATACTAGAGTAAATCCTGGTAATGGTAATAACAATACTAATTATCTTTTTTACACAAACAATCCGAATAGTGCATTTGATATGCAAATACTTTTTCATGGCGATTATCCAGACATTGCAGTTGGTCAAGCTGTTTTTGGTCCTGGTATACCTGACAATACTACAGTAGCCTCTGTGTTTGAAACTACAACTGGTAATT